CTGGCTGGCGTGTCTCCCCAGGTCGGCATGGGTAGACCGGCGACCACCGCCTCGACTGCGTCGGGATCGTCGATCCAGCCGAATTCCTGAATCTCTTCAGCCATTCGATCACCGCGCCAAGGTGCTAAGGATGAGGCTGATCCGGCGGCTTTGTTGAGCGCACCGAGCGCCGAGTCCTCCCGCAAGAACAGCCGCCGGATCAGTTCCCAGTTGTGCCGATAGCTCGTCAGCGATTCGCTGGCGCACCGCCAACAGCTTGTTGCCGATGCCGGCCTGCTGCGACAACAGGCGAAGCGCTCCGGTCCATGCGCCGAGCGTGCCGTGCTGACCGGCCATGATCTCGCCTTGGCGGTAGATTTCGGCCAAGGTTTTCAGGCTGGCTTGCTGATCTGGCTCCTGAAGTCCGCCGAGGATGTTGGCCAGCGTGGTGTACAGCGGATCCTTGGTGATGTCATCCGGCGTGGGGACCGGAACCGGTGCCGGTGTGGGTGCCGGCAGATCCCCGGCGATGATGTCGGTCGTGGCGTATTCCGGCACATCGCCGGCAGCGGTTACGAAGGTTAGCCGGTATTTCCCAGGCGTGTAGCAGATCACCCGGAAGGATAGTTTGCCGTTGGCCGCAACCTCCTGAAACGCGTCGCAGTCGCCAGCCGGCGGGATCAGGATGGTGTTTTTGCCGGTGCTGGTGATTTCCACGCGTGCCAATCGGTTGCACGGCGTGCGCACCTCTGGCGGTGCTTTGATCTCGCAAAACAACAGAAATATGAGTGCGGGTGTCATACCTCGAAGATAAGAAACCCGACGAACTCAGCAGGGTTTGGCCTGCCAGTCTGGACAGGTGGCGCATATCGATTCGCCGGCCTTTGGCTGGCCGATCTTACGGCAAACGCCATGGATGGCACATCCGCGCAGCACGGCAACGCCGCATCCGCAGGTAGCCGGATCCTCGACGGTTTCTCCCAGGTAAACACATGCCGTAATCGTGCGGCTGATCCATTGCTTGCGGAAGGCCGGATCGATGCCGGTGCCTCCCCAGAGGCGGTTGTATTCCGGGTTGGTCAGGTAAAGGAAACACACCCGGCATTCGCAGGTGGTTGGGTCGAGCGGACAGGGTTTGGATGTGTAGGTCACGGAGTGAATGTGACAGAGAAAGTGCCGACCGGCGTGTACATGTCGTACATCGTCCCGTTAAAAGTGATGGAAAACGGACTGCACGAATAGGTCGGCGCTGTGGTTTCGGAAATGTAGAGATTGATGTAGCCGAACGAGTAACAGTTGCAGATGTACGGATAGACAGTCCTGATGTTGCCACTAGGCAAAACCCAGTAAGGAATTAACCCGGCTTTTCCTTGCAACCTGGTCGTGGGTGGACTGACTGTCGTGCAGGTCGTTGGACTCGACCAGTAGAGGTACTGCTGATAACTGCTGCTGGGATTGTTCGCAGTCATGGACAGCGTGCCAGATGCTGGCAAGCATAGACCGCTAAGCGTGTACGGTGAATTCACCGTGAATGTAAAGCTTGCATTCAGAGTGACCGGTACGGTGTTATCGACGGCACCCGGGCAGAGACCAGAGGAACCAAACCACCCAGCCAGGTAATTGATTGCCGGCGCGCAGCACGGCGTGCAGGTGAGCGTCGTGGTGCTGGTTCCGCCTGATGTACCAGTCGCCCCGCCTGAAGGTGCCAGGGAAATCGCGGATGGTCCCGTGTAGTCCTCAGATCCTGTGACTGATGTCGCCATCAGGTTGACCTGCCGCCTGGGATGTGAAGCGTCTTTTTGGTCACGGTCAGCACGCCGGAAACGCAGGTGATGTCAGTCACAACCTCTATGGACAAGATCGGACCGGAACTGGTCACATAGACATCCTTGGTGGTCGATCCGCTGATCAACTTGGTGTACATGTATTTGGCAATGTACTTGCCATTTGGCAGGGTTTTGCCGTCTGGCTCACGAACTATGATTTCGATATCGTCTGACCGCCATTCGTTGTTGGTGTTATCCCACCAGACTATCTTTGCCAGATGATCTCCAGCCGGTGTTGTTGTGCCGGTGACCTGGACAAACTCGATGCCATCGCCAGGCTGGCTAACATAATCGTCCTCATCGCTGCCAAACTTTTTTGACAACCTCCCGCCTTCAAAGGCGCGAAGCATAGTCGCCAGCCGTTCGGCTGACTCGCTGGAAATGGTGTAGCCGATTTCCTGCGGCATCAGAGGGGACTCGGAAAGGTGGTTGACTCAATCACATCAAATGAAAGCTGAGCCGCGTTGTCTGTCCAGACTCCGCCGGCCTTGGTGTTTTCGGCCACGAACCCGTTGGAGTCCAACCCGGTAGGCTGGGTGATGTACCTGCCGTTTTTCTTGATCGGTCCCTTCACGGTAATCTGGTTGCCGGCTCCGTCCCTTGCGTACTGTTTCGCCTCCAAGCCAACCGACCGAAGATCCCATTTCCAGCTATACCTGACCTCAAAGTTGATTTGCCATCGCCAGTAGGACAGGCCTTCCTCATAGACCAGGTTGGCCGAAATACCACGCAATCTTGCGCGCTTGGCGGCAATAATCCATGTGCCGATTGTCAGCGTGTTGGTGTTGATTTTTCCAAGCGCGGACACCCAGCCGTCTCCCGGCGCTGTGGTGCTATTTAGACCTATGGTGATTGCGATCGCCGGAATGTCAATCAGGTAGGGTGGCGCAATTGGATCGCCAGCCGTGTTGACGATTGGCTCGTTGGTTACCACATCTTTTTCGACTACCCGTTGCCCGACATTGATGGTTTGAAAACTGTAATCACGAGGACGGCTTAATGGAGCAGATGCCCTGCTTGCTGGTGGTTGGCCTTTCTGCTGGCTGTCAATCTGCGGGTTGCCTGTGGCGACTGGGCCAACCCCACCACCACCGCCGGCCCATGAGTCCATAGCGTAGGCATATTGCGCCGTGACAGTCCATGCCAACGGGTTGTCGGAATCCTGCTGAGGGCTGAGCGACACGCAGAACGCGTTTGCGTCATCTGGATAAGCTGAAAAAATCAAAGGCAGGCTTGGATGGCTGCCAACATAGTATGGACCATGTGTAGCATCGTCGGTGATGATTCTAAATTGGCGGGTATACTGGCGCTGATAGCTTGAATTGACGGAGCCGGATTTGCCAGCCAGTTCCTTGAAGCTGGTGTATCCCATTTAGAATCCCTTTCCAAATTCAAGCAAGCCAGGCATGACAACTTGTCCCGCTGCCAGCACACCTTGCGCCATCTGCTCCAGGATGAAAACAGTCCTGTTGGTGTTGTCAGCAATCTCTTCCTGGATGTTCACGGTCTCAACGCTAAATTGATCCCGCATCCGGCTTTCCCATTCGGCAACCGATCCACGCTCCAAGGCCGCCGCAAATAGGTTTTCCGGAGCCTGTTCCATTGCTGGAACCTTCAGGCGTGGTTGTCTTTCACGACCTTTGGACTCATCCAAATTGTTTTGCAAGTCAGTCAACATTGCGCCAAAGTTTTCCAAACCTGCCTGAAATCCGGCCAACGCTCCGCCATTCTGGTTGTTCGCGAAATCCTGAGCGTTTGCGCGCATCGCCTGGTTGTATTGCCTGCGGTTCCGCAAACCCAAATCTAGAAGAACCTCGTTCCAGGCCTGCTTGAACGCCCCGGGGTTGGTGATCTTGCGCAGTTCCGCCAGGCCGGCGGTGATCCCATCGACAAAATACTTGATCGACCCGGTGAGCGCCTTGGCGATGTCAATCGTGTAGTCACGGACAACCTTGAAAATGTTTTGAAGGTTTTCAAAGTTGCCGTTATCATCCTTCACCCAGCCGAATGCCTTGGCGATTTCCTCGGCAAAAACCGCGACACCCTCAAACACCCCGCGCATGAACGCGAGTCCTTCCTTGATCACTCCCTCAAACGGTTCGGCCAAGCGAAGGATCAGGTTGTCCCATGACTCAGACAGAAGCGCCATCTGGCCGGTCATTGATCCCAACCATTGCGGTTGTTGCATCAAAGCGCCTTGGTCGGCCACCTTGCTGAACTGGAGCGCCTCCTCGGCCAGGAGCGCATCCTTGGCGCTGGCAGCAAGGTTTTTCAGCATTCCGACAGCGCCAGCGCCGGCAGCCGCAAACACGCCAAACTTGAAAGCGCCCAGAATGGAACCCAACCCGGCACCAATCTGGGAAACCGCTGACATTCTTTTGCCGAAGTCCTCGACCTTGTCGGCAACGCGATTCAGGCCCGATTCGGCTTTGGTGCCGTCCAGCGCCACCGTGATGGCCAGATTGGAAATAGATTCAGCCATCGGACTCCACCGGTTTGGCTCCCAGCGACAACAGCGCCAGTCGCATTTCCTCGGGTGTCACCTGCCGGACATTCTCAGCCGGCCTGTCTTTCCACCACGGCAGCGTTATTTTCTTCGCCGTGTCCGCCGGATCCCTCAGGTGTGGTGCCATCACAGCGTAGGACCAACCTAGAGTCGCCAAGACATCCTGCCTAAATGGTCCCCACGGTTCCTCTTGCGCCAAGGCGATCCATTCTTCCAGTTCACCAGCACCCAGCGTCGCCTCCAGTTCGGCCACCGTTCGTCCCAGGTGACCGGCCAGCGCCATCATGAAGCGCCGCTGGTGTGTCAGTTTTTTTCCGATTTCCCCAAAAGTCCCGACAACTCCTGCGCCTTTTGCGCGATTCGCTCCATCACTTCAATCGGGAACGCCTTGCCGATCAGGTCGGTGTCGGATGGATCGAACACCTGTATTCCCTTGTCATCGACGATGACCTTGGCCAGCATTGGCAGGACCAGACTCTCGAACGGCTCCCCGGCGCTGATTCGCCTTCTGAATTCGAGCGCCTCACCTGCGGACAGTTCCCGCACATAGACGAAGTCGTTCAGTTCAGGAATGTCCAGCCGTTCGCGCTTGAGCAGCGCATAGGGTTTGAAACTGTCGCGGGTCAGCACAAACGCCTCCTAAAGTTGAAATGTGATGGTATAGGTCACCAGGCCGGAACTGCTCGACATGTCCAGCGCCGAAACGCTGGTGAGTTTTACGCCGGTAAACTCCAGCAGGTTGGTCGCGTCGTCCGCCGAATACGGCATGTCAAATCGAATGTCGTAGCTGCTGGCACCGGTCAGACCGGCGCGCCAGCCTGAGTAGGTGTTGGATGCGGTTGCCACATCCTCCAGGTGCTGGGTGATGCTGATGGTTCCCGGATCAACCCTGCCGATGGTCCGGGACACCGTCATCTCGCTGGCAGCCGTGTTGTCGCTGAATGCCCTGTTCAAACCGCTGCCGGAAATCCCCAGCACATATGGCAGCTCGACATACGATCCAACCCCGCTGGCGCGCGTCCAGACTTTTGTTCCGGCGGCCATCACTGGGTTTGGCATATGTCAGGCGGTGACGGTCAGGGTAGCCGTGTAGGTCAGCATCGTGTCGTTGGCGGACAATTCCGGCGTGGTCAGGTCAGACAGGAAACCGGACCACGAGTAGAGCGTAGTCGAGTCGAATGCGCCAGGCATGTTCACAGTGACTGTGATCAGCGTGCCTGCGCCCAGCAGCGTGTTGAGCGCCGACCATTCGTTGGTGGCGGTTGCGGTGTCGTTCAACTGGAAGGTGAACTGCACAGTCCCGGGATCGGTCCGCACTGGCCGGCGCTTCAGTGTCGTGTCGCTGAGCAGGGTTGTCTCGGCTGTGGTGCGCGTCTTGGTGTTGCCGCCAATCGAGGTCAGGCCGGTCATGGTCACGGACGCACCGCCGGCAACCGGCGCATAGCTGGCTGTCGTGCCAGCGGCAAAAACCGGATCAGGCATTGGGAATCCTCCTAAATGTAAGCGCCATCTATCTGCAAATTAACAAGCCGGACAGACTCATCCGATCCGTCGATAATGACTTCCGACACATCGGACTGGCTGGAAATGCGCCAGAAGAACACTTTTGGATTGGCTGTCCCAATCCAGGTTCCCTGCTCAAGGTATGTCCTCAACCAGGCGACCACGGATTCGCAGTCGCTCCGGGTGGTCGCAGTGACCACAAAATTGACGCTGGCTTGCCGACAGATCGTCGTGCCATCCAGCCTGAGGACCGGTGCGTCCTCGCTGCCCGTGTACACAACAAACGGCATGGTCACGCCAGCCGGCGCGATCTCGGGGGAAATACCGCCGGGGATCGTGGCAGCGTATCCGGTCTGCGCCACCAGATGCGTGCGGATTGCCTTGCCGAGCGCCGACATGGGAACCTCCTAACGGCTCAAGAGCTTGGCCACTTCCACGCGCAGCTTTTCACGCACAAGTGTTCGTACCTGGCCTTGTGTGGCCGCAAACGCTGGACGCATGAACGGGTAGGGTTTGACGCGCTTGCCAGTCGATTGGCCACGCACCTTGAGCAGGTGACCTTTTTCCACCCACCAGGCGTACTTGTACGGGTCGTGCGTCACTAATTTGTTGACAAAAGGATTCCATGCTGTGACCTGAAATCCTTTGCGCGGTCCGACAACGCAGACAACACGGCCAGAGCTAACTGATTTCCATTTGACATTTTTCCAATCATCACTTGTTCCGCTGCTGCGAATTCCGCTGCCTCCTATAAGTTTTCCGCTGGGTGAATAGGCAAATGATTTTTTCTTGACCATGTGGATCTTGACACCAATTGACTTGGACAAAGCGCCGGTCGACCCGATTTCCTGCACGGTGTTGTTCTTTGTGCCAAATGCGCCCTTGGTTGTGATGGCAAACCGAAGCAGTTCGCGTTCCTCTGGCGTGGTGATCATTCCACGGATCTGGTCCACGCTGTAGGTTCGCTTCTTGATTCTTCCGGGTTTCGGTGGCCTGCCGCGCTTGGGTTTCTCCGGTTTCGCTTGCTCGATGCGCTGCGGCTTTTCGGCCTTGATTACTGGCTGTTTTTTCTTGCGTTTCAGCCGAATGCCAAACTCGCTGAATACCTCACGCATGAGGTTGTCAGCATCCTTGCGCACAGCCTTGGCGATCTTGTTGCCAACCTTGCTGGCAACCTTCATGGCGCGCTTGCTTGATTTGCGTGCAGCCGACATATGCGGCTTGAGCAGTTTTTTTAGTTTTTTCTGGTAGTCGGCGGACTGCTTGCCGGCGGCTGATAGGAACTTTGACAACCGGCTTGGCTTTGCGGCCTCTCGCAAGCGGTTGATCCCCAGCCTGGCGCGGATGCTGGATCGGATTGCAGGGATCAGGACACGACCGACAGCGCGCGCCACCGATCGGAATACCTGCTGTTTCTTTTTTGGAAACTGGAGAACGGTGCGGATCAGCCTGTCCGCGCCATTAAATTCCAGTTTGTAGCCAAGGTCTGCCACCTAGACCACTTCCTCGGAACAGGTTAATTCAAGGATTTCGTTCAGGTAGTCCACATTGGCGACGCTTGAGATTTCCAGCACACGGGAACCCAGCAGCAAGCGCCAAGTTTCATTAATCGTTGAAAAGGCGGCACAGTATCGAATCCGAACGGTGTGGCCGAGCGTCACCTGGCCTTTGTTCACGATGGCTTGTGTGCCGCCACCGCGTCCGACCAGTTCCGCCCACACCGTCGAAACGGTGGACCATGTCAGGCTCGGTTGTCCGTAGCTGTCCACGGTCGTTGCTGGCGACTGGACAGCCACACGGTGACGCATCCTGCCGGCTGGGATCACTGGTATTCCCCGGAATCGTACAACGACAGCAAGCTTTCCACGGCGTAGGGAACCGGCAAACCAGCCTCCTGGCTGGCCGCCTCGCGGCGGATGTACCAGTTGCCAATGAGCAGGAGCATTGCCTGCTTGATCGGTCCAGGCACATCAGCACCCGTGGTGCCGAATCCGGCGTAAAAAGTGACCTCGACAGGGTATTTGCGCTCCGAGTCCAGCGTCGGCCAGCCAGCGGTTCCCCAAATGGCCAAGGTTGGCGGGTTGCCGTTGTAGGCCAGAAACTCCTCGTCATCGAGATCCCACGATGTGGTGGTGACATCGTCCGGGTTGTAGTAGGTCACCACCGGGGAATATGTCCCGGATGTCGTGATCAGCGGACGGCGCAAGATCTCGATGTCAGCGCCGTCCGCCGGGAAGTCCTCCAGCCTCATGCGCCATTGCTGGCGGATGAGAGCCAACCTGGTGGTGCGCTCGATATGATCCCGCGCCGTGGATATCAGCGCGGAAATCAGCGTGTCATCGTCGCTGTGATCCACCCGGAGGTGCGCCTTTGCCTCGGCAAGCGATACCGGCTCGCTGGCCGGCGCGGTGATCCGTTCCAGGAACATGGTCACCACCTCACTTGCGTTTCTTGGCCTTCGGCGCTTCCTCGGTGCTGGTGGTCTCGGTTTCAGGAGCCGGATTCACTCCGGTGCTGGTCACCGGGATCGCCAGACCGCGCTCAACCAGTCGATCAGCCTCGGCTTGATCCACACATTGGAAAAGCTGCCCAGGCATCCACGCGGTAACAGTATTGGCGAAAGACTCCAACAGAACAACTTCTACGGACATGATTTAACTCCCCAAGAACAAACCGGTCCGGCGAGCAACCCGCCGGACCGGTCGATACAGGCCGGTCCCCGCGCCAGGGATTAGGCCTGGGTGAGGCGCTTGATAGCGCTGGAGATTGTTACCTTGGAGTCGCTGCGAGCGAGCGCCACGAATGCGGACTGGCCGTATTCCATGTACCGCTCGTCGGACCTGACAAGCTGGATGTCCAGAGCGTCGCGGATCACAAACTTGGACCAGTCGCCAAACAGGACCGTCTTGTTGGTGGTCGCCACAGTGCTGGCCATCGAGTTGTTTATTACAACCGGGTAGCCGAACAGGCGATCTGGTTCACCAACAATATAGGACTGGGTGAAGATCGGCTGATTGGTGGAGTCCTTCAATTTGCGAACAGCCAGCAGGACGCTGTCGTGCATCATGAAAGCGCCGGCATCTCGGTACGCCCGATCCACGCTGTGAACCAGTCCGAGCAAGTCATCGACAGCGATGGCGGTCGCGCTGGCCGAGGTCACGCCGGCGGCTGAACCAGTAACAGCGCCTTGCGGTTGGCTGGAACCGGTGCCGGTGGTGAAGTAGCCAAGCTGGCTACGACCGATGCGCTCACCGAGCAGATTGCCCAAGATGGTGGCCACATCGATGGCCGAGTCCTGAAGCAGTTCCAGCGAAGCCAGCACCAGTTTGCTGGTGAACTTGTACGCATTCAAGGTCACCTTGGAGAAGGTCACATCCTGGGTTGCGTAGGCAGCGTTTTCCGCGACCAGTTCGCCGTTGTTGCTGGTGTCATCGACGGTCGGGATGTCGATTGGGTTGCCGCTGGCGGTGCGCAGCACCTGAGCGAAATTCCTGATGGGGCAGGTGTAGAGCAGTGCCTGCTCCAAGCTGCGGATCAGGTCGGTCGGCACCAAGTAACCGCCAGCGCTTCCGGTGCCAGCGGACTGGGCGCGGGTTTCCTTCTTGGGGTTGTCCAGCAGGCGCAGGTTTAGAACCTTGTTGTTCAGGTTGAAACCGATCTCGCTGGCGGCTCGGACATGCTCGTTCGAGCAAAGGCCGGTCGGCTGGAGCGCCCAGCCGCGCAATGCCAGGTCGCGGTTGCGAGTGGCCCGTCTGTCGTTCAGGTCGCGAACAATGTTGGGAACCGGAACATTCACCCGGACCGGCTCGCTGGCGGCGGGAGGTTTCGGCAGTTCGGCTGCGATCGGCAGGGAACGAGCGGCGTCCTCCATCGGAGCGTCGCCAGCGTCAACAGCAGGATCAGCCATCACCTCGGCCTCCACGGTTTGCAGTCGTGCATCGATCTCGTTTACCTGTGCGACCAGACCGTCAAACGCGGCCTGCTCCTCGGGGGTAAGTTGCCGCTCCTGCATTCCGGCGAGAACCGCCATCTTTGCCGAACGCGCTTCCAGCAGTTCAGGCCTGCCGGCTTTGGAAATGTTGATGTCAGACATACGATTCTCCTGGGATAGGGTCATAAACTCAAAACTAAGAAACCGAACGAACTCACACTCTGCGCAAACCCAACACCTTGCAGATGTTCTTGTTCCTGGTCTGCAACCATCGCGACAAAGCCCGCAGGCCGATCTCCGTTTGGGGGTAAGCTGGGATTGACACAACGGAAACTTCCATGAGGTTTGCTTGGCGAATAATGCGCCGGCGCAACGGTTCGTCGCCTTCCGGTGGCAACCATTCGTCGCCACCTTGCGGAATGGTAAAACCAAACGACATTTGCGACAGATCGCCGCGACGAATAAGTTCGGCGGCATCCCTTGCGTAGCTGGTGGATGGCAGGTCGATCTCCACCGCCAAGCCTTTGCTGTCCTCGTGCAGGCGAAGTGTTCCGGCTGACCGCCGGCCAATCACCAGTCGAGTGTCG